TTATATTTCATCAACAGCTTCTTTTAACTTCTTGAGGTTCTTATGTACATAAACCTCAGATGTAGTTTTATAGCTAGAATGTCCTATCATTTTAATAATTGCATCTTTATCTGCTACAGTATCTGATAATAGACTTGCGAATGTATGTCTAGTATCGTGTAAGCTATGATATGATAAGCCCATATCTCTAAACAATATTCTGAAATGATTATCAAAAGAATCATAATCATACTCTAAGCCATCAAGCCTTTGCCATAAGTGTTTATCTTTACTAAAATATCTATTCTTAAAAAGCTCTAGTATTTTATCTGCAATAGGGACTTTTCTTATTCCAGCTTTACTCTTAGACGCTTCTATTTCAAAGTAATAATCTTTTAGATAAATATTTTTCCTATTTACTTTTAATAACTCACTTATTCTAAGCCCTGTATAACATAAGATTAATACCATGTCTATTATTCTATACTTGTCTACATCATAATTATATAAGTTATCCCATAAAACTTGTAACTCTTCCTTACTGATTGGTCTTTCTCTATCTCCAGTCTTGTTACCTTTTTCCTGAACTGGAAGTTTTAAAAACTTAGCATAGTTCTTAGTGGCCATATCATTTAGAATTGCAAAGTCCCAAATATTAGACCAAAAACTTCTTAATAATCTTAATGTACTATTAGTTAGATCCAAACTATAAAAGATGTTTTGTAGCATAATACCATTAATTTTAGCTATTTCTAATCCATACAATTTTTTACTTCTTTTAAAATTAGTTTCATAGTTAGATTTGGTTCCTGCTTTAACATCTTCCTTAGACTTAATCCATAACCTATATAACTCTTCAAATGTTATTCCTTTTTCTTTTTTCTTAGCAATTTTTACTCCTGTATTTTCTAACATTTCAAGGTTATTTGTAAATAAAGCTAGTTTATAAGTCTCAGCTTCTTTTTGAGTTTTAAAACAAGCTATAAAATCTCTTTTGTATTTCTTTTCTTCTGTGCTGTAATATTTAGGACCTAATAAAGCCCATGGTTTTCTCCTGTTTCCAGATAGTTTAAAAACAGTACCCATTCCATTTGCTGCTCTCATAAAAAAACACACTCCTTTTAATTTGACGTACTTAAATAGAGTGTGCTATAATTTGTGTGGATGAACAAAAAAGAGGACACACTCTTTTTAACCCCTTTAGAGTTACAAACTTGAGAGGGGTATTTTTTTTATTTAAAATTTAAGTAATTGCACCAAACATAATTTATAATCTTCTGGATCTCATCATTATTATCACAATCTTTATATTTAGCTTGTAAAAATATAGTGGCAAATAAATTAGCCTGTGTTTCTTCCCTCGAGCCTTTAAAAGCTTCGATCTTACTAAACTGCCTTATAGAATCATCATGAAATATATAATGTCCTATCTCATGAGCTATGACAAAATCTTTCTCAAAATTTGAAATACTTGAATTAATAAAAATAACATTATCAACCGATAAACCCCTAATACTACTATCTAAATCTACATATTTTAATATAATTCCTTTATCTTTTATTAAATTGTATATATTACCATATTCTTTACGAAGTTTTAGAGCAGTATTTATTATAGACTTTGTAGTCATTACACATCACTTCTTCCTTTGTGAAATTAATACTTCTGCATAAGCTATTGCTAATGTTTCTTTATCTTCATCAGAAATATCGTTCCCTTCATTCATAAACATAACTGTTGACATATTTTTAAATTTTTCTAATTTTGCTAATTCTTCATCTGTTAATTGTGAAAAAATATTATTTTCTTTTTCTTGCGAACTATAATTTTTGTTTGATAATAATTTATCAGCTTCTAAACCTAAAACATCACATATTATTTGAAATTTATCAATAGGCATATTAGTTTCCATTGTTTCATATCTTTGTAGTGTAGAAGAACTTATTCCAGTTTTTGAAGATAAATCTCTCAAAGATAAATTTAATTCATCTCTCTTATTTTTTATAATTTTTACTATATCTTTTATTTCATAAGGCATTTTACTACCCCCTTATATAAATTTTATAATTAATTATATAATTAATTTTTCATATTTGCAACAAAATTTTAAAAAAAATAAAAAAAAGTTTCAAAAATGGGTTGACAAAATAAAAGTTATAGTTTATACTTGTTTCATATAAGGGACAAGATGGAGGTGATAATTTGGATATATTAAAATTAAAAGGGAAAATTGCTGAAAAAGGGAAAACACAGACAGACTTAGCTAAAAAGCTTAATTTATCAGTTCAATCTTTTAATGCAAAATTAAATGGAAGAGCAAAATTTGATATTGATGAAGCTAAAAAACTGATAGAAATCTTAGAAATTGAAAATGTTAAAGAAATTTTTTTTAGTTAATTAGTCCCAAATATGAAACAAAAAACAAAAAAGGAGAGTGATTTATGAACGATAAAAATTTTTACAGAATAATATCAATTACCGCAATTGTAGTAGGAATTTCATCTATTATTATTTCTATTATTTCTTTATTTAAATAATGAAATAATGGAAACTATTAGAGCAATTACGGAAATTACAATAGCAGAAATTGATACTCTTTTATTAAATTTATTATCTTTTATTTTTTCTTCATATTCTGTAATAGCATTTTTTCCAGCAATGGTGAGAGTTAATTTGTAATTTATGGGAATACCATTTTCTAAAGTAACATTATAATCCATAGGGGTTAAAAGTCCATTATCAATGAAATATTTTAATTCTTTAGAAAATGTAAAAACAGAATATTTATTTTTGAATATAACCTTAATATCTTCTGAACTTAAGTATTTATGTTCTTGAATTAGTTTTAATAAAGGATAAAGATTTTTATTCAACATAATAATAACCTCTCTTTCTTATATAGTACAGTAATTAAATTATAAGATAGCAGAAGAAAAATTACAAGAAAATAAAAGGGGTTGATATATGAAAAATAAGTAGAAATAAAAAATATATAGGAATAAAAGGAGGAGTATGAAACAAAAATCAAGAAAATATAAAAGATATATAAGAAAGCAAATAAAAAAACAGCTCCAAACTACTGCGAATAGTTTAGAGCAAAAAATTCAAGAAAAAGAAGATATGAAACAATCTAATCTTTCAAAAGTTCTTGATGATACTTTGCAAGTATTGAAGAGCAAACACGGGATGAAATCTTAGCTATATTTTCTATTTGTATTTTAGCTGCTTCACTATCAGTTTTTATAGAAGCTAAAAACTCAGTTAAGACTTCTTCCGAGATTTTATCAAAATCAATATCTTTTTTCAAAATAATCACCTCCTTAGAGATGATTATAGCACAAAATAAGGAGGTGGAGGATATAGAAAAAATGAAATACTGGAAAAATTTAACAGATAAAGAAAAAAAAGAAGTGTATGAAGAAGTTTGTAAATCTGAATTATACCAAGATGTTTTAAATGAAGTAGGTAGTGGATGGTGTACTGAATTTTCAGAAACTTTTATGATGTATAAAAATGCAGAAACAGAAAATGGTGAACTTATAACTGTTGAAAGATTTAAGGAAATTATACTAGATAAATTAAGAATGTATCTATAAAGGGGTGAATAAATGAGAATACACAAAAGAATAATAGTAAATCAAGAAGAAATGGAAAAAGTTTTATTCTATAGAATTCTAGTAGAAGGGGCTAAATATCTTATAGAACAATACAATTTATACAAATCAAAAGAAATTGAATTTGAATTTAATTGGCATCAAGGTGTAAGTAGAGGTGGAGGATATGAACATGGTAGTGATTTAGAACTCATGGACAATTTCTTTGTAAATACTTTAAAGATGAAAAAGCAAACAATTGATAGGAATGATAGTAAAACTGCTATAAGAGTTTACTATTTTGAAGATTAGAGGAGGTTCAAAATGAATTGTAAAATATTTCAAAAATGGGTAAATGTTATAGTTTTTCCTGAAAATATAAAGTTAATAGATGCTATTGAAGTTATCCAAAAGTACATAGAAATGGAGGCTAGAAATGATAGATAAAAATGAATTATTAGAAATATTTAAAAGAAAATTAGAAATCACTCAAAAAACAATAGAAGATGAAGAAAAACAAGGTAGATATCCTAGTTTTCTAAAAGGAAAAGTAGATGGTATCGAAGATTGTATAAAAGTTTTGGAGTGGGAGGTTTGGGATAAATATGAAAAATAAAAAATTTAAAAAAGTAACATTTTTTAACTATTTGAAATTTAAGATTAAATGGGTATTTAAAATTTTATGGCTATGTCTTAACTATCCGTTTGATAAATTATTAGAATGGATGTGATATTGATGACAGCAAAAGAAAGAATTGAAATTAAATTAAACCTAGCAAAAGAAAATTTAAAAGAAGCAAATGAAGAATATTACAAAATAGGAAAAGAAAATAGACCAGTTGCTGAAGGACATGCTTATGCAATGGTTAGATATTATCAAGGGATAGTTGATACTTGCAAATTTACATTAGAACTTTTAGAAAAAGGTGATTAAATGGGAGATTATAAAATTAGTGTAGAAGAGGCTGTTGCTTTATCTGGTGGAGAATTAAACAAAGATGATGTTTATAGTTTAATTCAAGCTAATGAAGTTCCAGGTTGTATCTACAAAAAGAAAAATGAAGAGAATGAAAGAGGAGCTTACTTAATTATAAAAGCTCACTGGTTAAATTTTCTGAATGGAAAAAGCTATAAAAAAGAAAAAACATCTGTTGACAGCGACCAAACTAAAACAGATGTTTAAGAGAAAATATCTAGGTAATATTTCACCTAAATTATATCTCAAATTTACTAAAAATTCAAGAGGTGAATAATGATAAACAGATGGGAAGTTTTAGAATGCTTGAGAGAATACCCTAACAAATCTAGAAAACAAATAGCCGAATATCTAAATGAAGACTATGAATCTGTTAAAAAATGTATCCTTAGATTTAAAAATAACGGTTGGATAAAAGAAGTTAAAGGTTCTTGGGTTGTTCTTAAAACACAAGTCATAAATAAAAACGATGAAAAAATTGAAATAGTTAATGAAATGATAGATTCACTTTTAGAAGATTTTAAAAATAGTGTAAAAGTGAGTGAAAAAATAAAATTGGCTGAACTATTAATACAGCTATTAAATAAATTTTAGGAGATGATTATGCAAGAATACAATGAGTTTATAGTCAATAAATCTACTTCAATCATAAGTAGTGGATTTGATATTGATAAAAAAGATTTAAATCATAATCTATATGATTTTCAAAAAGATATTGTTAGATGGGCTTTAAAAAAAGGAAAAGCAGCAATATTTGCAGATTGTGGATTAGGTAAAACAATTATGCAGCTTGAATGGGCTAATAAAGTATATGAACACACAGGAAGAAATGTTTTAATTTTAGCACCATTAGCCGTATCAATGCAAACAAAACATGAAGGAGAAACATTTGGAATAAATGTAAATATCTGTGAAAGTCAATCAGATGTAGTTCCAGGAATAAATATAACTAACTATGAAAAATTAGATAAGTTTGTGGCCAATGAATTTGGAGCGATCGTCTTAGATGAAAGCTCAATATTAAAAAGCTTCACAGGAAAAATAAGAAATCAAATAATAGAAAATTTTTTACATTGTCCTTTTAAATTAGCTTGTACAGCAACACCAGCACCAAACGATTATATGGAACTTGGAAATCATGCTGAATTCTTAGGAATAATGACAAGAAACGAAATGCTTTCAATGTACTTTATCCATGATGGTGGAGATACTGCAAAATGGAGATTGAAAGGACATGCTGATAAAATATTTTGGCAATGGATGGCAGGTTGGTGTGTGTTTATAGATAATCCAAATAATCTAGGTTATGAAATAGATGGTTATACATTACCAAAATTAAATATATTTGAAATTATAGCCGATGGAGATGAATTTTATAACGATAAATTAACTCTTACACAAAGAAGAAATGTAAGACGTGAAACGTTAGATATAAGATGTCAAAAAGCTGCTGATATAGTTAATAATTCAAATGAACAATGGCTAGTATGGTGTAGTTTAAATGATGAATCAGCTAAATTAAAAGAGTATATAAATGATAGTTATGAGGTAAAGGGCTCAGATAACTCAAAATATAAATCTGAAACAATGATTAAATTTTCAAACAATGAAATAAAATCATTAGTTACAAAACCATCAATAGCGGGTTTTGGAATGAACTGGCAACAATGTAACAATATGATATTTGTTGGGTTATCAGATAGTTATGAGCAGTATTATCAAGCTATTAGGAGATGTTGGAGATTTGGTCAAACAAAAGAAGTTAATGTTTACATAATTCTTTCAGCAAAAGAAGGAACAGTTAAAGAAAATATTGCTAGAAAAGAAGAAGATGCTAAATACATGCAATCTCAAATGGTGGAATTAACTAAAGAAATAACACAAAAAGAGTTACATTCAACATCTAGAATAGTAACAGAATATATACCACAAATAGAGATGATACTTCCTAACTGGGAAGAAATGAGATAGTCAAACATAAAAATTGGAGGATGAAATGAACGTTATAAATCAAATAATAAAAGATAAATATTCAATATATCATGGAGATAGTGTAGAAGTGATTCAAGGAATACCAGATAATTCAATTCACTATTCTATATTTAGTCCACCATTTGCGAGTTTATACACTTACTCAAATAGTGATAGAGACATGGGAAATAGTAAAAATGATGATGAATTTTATAAACACTTTAGATTTTTAGTAAAAGAATTATATAGAGTTCTTATGCCAGGAAGATTAATAAGTATTCATTGTATGGATTTACCTATGATGAAATCAAAAGATGGAGTGATTGGATTAAAAGATTTTCCAGGAGAAATAATAAGATTGTTTCAAGAAGCTGGATTCATATATCATTCAAAGGTAACAATATATAAAGATCCATTGGTTGAAGCAACAAGAACCAAAGCTCTAGGATTACTGCATAAGCAGCTATGTAAAGATTCAAGTTTATGTAGAAATGGTTTACCTGATTATATTGTTACATTCAGAAAAGATGGAGAAAATCCTGAAAGAATAGAACATCCTGAAGGTTTAGTTAGATTTTATGGAGAGAATGAACCAGAAGGAATAAAAGGAGATAGGCTAGAACCAGATCCTGAAAAAGTAAAAAATAAAGAAAAATATAATGAATTGCCTGTTTATTCTCACCAAGTATGGAGAAGATACGCCAACCCAGTATGGATGGATATTAGACAAACAAATACTTTGAATAGAACTAAGGCAAGATCTGAAGAAGATGAAAGACATATATGCCCATTACAGTTAGATGTAATAGCCAGATGTATAGAATTATGGACTAATCCAAACGATATAGTTTTAGATCCATTTATGGGAATTGGAAGCACCCAATATATGGCACTAGAAATGGATAGAAGAAGTTTAGGAATTGAATTAAAAGAAGCATATTTTAATCAAGCTAAACTAAATCTAGAAACATTAGAAGAAGAAAAAGCAAAGATTAAATTAGAACAATCTTCTTTATTTGAAGGAATGGATTCAAAAATATATGAATAAAGGAGATTGAAAATGTTAGAAAAGCAAGTTGAAAATAAAATAAAAAAATGGTTGGAACAAAATAACCACTGGTATTTTAAAGTACATGGTGGAGCATTTCAAAAAACAGGAGTACCTGACATTGTAGCTTGTATAAATGGTAAATTTGTAGCAATAGAAGTTAAAAGAAGCGATGGTGGAATTGTTTCAGAGTTACAAAAAGCTCAAATACAAAAGATAAAAGATAGTGGCGGATTGGTTGGAGTAGCTCACAATATGGAAGAGTTTTGGCAAATATTAAGAGATGGTGGGTTGTTATGATGCTATACCAATATCAAAAAGACTTACTGGATAAAAGTTTAAAAAACTATATATATCCATTAGGAACTGGAACTGGAAAGACAATATTATCAATACATCATTACTGGAAGCATGCACAAGGTAAAAGATTAATTATAATAGCACCAGCTCAGAAAGTTAAAGAAGGTGGATGGGATAGAGAAATTAATAATTTCAATAAATACTATGGAACAAATATAGATTATGAAGTTATTAGTTACGGCAGATTAAAACATGTCGATGAAGACAAAAATACTTATTTGATTTTTGATGAGTGTCATTACATTAAAAATTATAAAAAGTCTCAAAGAAGTAAATTAGCTTTAAAACTTTGTAAAGCTTCTTATGGATTTTGCTTGCTAAGTGCAACACCAGCAAGTAATGGATATCAAGATTTAGGAAACTATATGGCTATATTTGGAATTTATGCTAGTGGTTATGCTTATGAAAAAGCTAACGCAATAAAGAAAATGAACTACATGGGATTTTATGAAATAGTAGCTTGGAAGAACACAGAATACATTGATAAGTGCTGGAAGGCTATAAGTAGTGTAGCACTTAATAAAAATGACTGTATAGATTTACCAGATCTAATGTTTGAAGAAAAGTATTTTGCAGCTGGCGATGAATATATCACTATAAAAAAAGATAGAGTTTTAGGAGATGAATTATATGATAGTTCTCCAAAATTTATAGCTGGACTTAGACAGTATGCTGGATTTAATGAAAAACTAGAATATTTAAAAGAGTTTAGAGAATCAACAGATTCTAATATCTTAATTTTCTATAACTTTAAAAAAGAAGCTGAAGCTATAAAGGAATTAATAAAAATAGATTATGAAGTCAGTGGTTCACTAAGCAAAATACCTAAGTTTGAAGACTTTAAAAATCTAAAAAACAAAACTACTCTTGTACAAATTCAAGCGGGAGGGGCAGGGATAGAGCTTCAATATAATTCAGAAGTAATATTCTTTAGTCCTACTTGGAGTTATCAAGACTACGAGCAAGCCATTGGTAGAGCTTATAGGATAGGTCAAAAAAACAAAGTAACAGTTTATAAGTACATTGGACTAGGCACAATAGAAGAAAAGGTTTATACAAGGTTAGATGACAAAAAAGACTTTGTAGATAAGTTATTAAATTTAGAAGATTTAGGAGGATACGAATGGAACAAGAAAAATTAATATCACATACTCCAGGAGAGAATGTGACAGAAAATAGAAATAAATATCTTGGTGGGAGTGATTTACCTGCACTGTTTAATGTGAGTCCTTTCAAAGATTGTTTTACTCTCGCAAGAGAAAAAGCTGGAGTAATCCCTGCAGCATTTAAAGGAAATGAATACACTAGATATGGTCAATTGTTAGAACCACAAATCAGAGATTATATCAATAGTATTTATGAGCTTAAATTTAAAGAAAACACAAACATTAATGAAGAGTTAGGACTTAGATCTAACTGTGATGGTTTAGATAAAGATGCAGGATTGCTCTTGGAGATTAAAACCAATGCTGGAGACAAGACAACATATGAAGATGTATACGATTATGTGTTACAAATGCAAATGTATATGTTTCAATTTAATGTTGAAAAAGGTTACCTGGTTCAATATAAAAGACCAGATAATTTTTGGACTGGATTAGATTATGAAACTCAACACACAGATGATTACTTCAATCAAGATTTTGATCTTGAAAGAATTTCAGTCATGGAAATAAAAAGAGACGATAAATTAATACAACAAATATTATCTAAAGCAGAGAAATTTTGGATTGATGTTGAAAGATTAAAACAAAATCCAGAGATGACAGAAGAAGAGTTTTATTTCAATGATAGATTGGTTGAATATAACAACACTATAAATAAATTATCAGTTCTGGAAAAAGAATTAGCTAGACTTAGTGATATGGAAAAAGAAGCTAAAACTCAAAGAGAAATATTATATGGATTAATGGATAATGTAGGAGTTAAAACAATAGTTACAAATAATCTTATGATCACAAAAATAAATCCTACAACAACTAAAAATGTTGATTCTAAAAAATTAAAAGAAGAACTACCAGAAATTTATGATAAATATACAAAAATCAGTAACAAAAAAGGCTATGTAAAAATAACAGTTAGAGCAGATAAAAACATAGTGGAAGAAATTAAGGAAGAAATAACAAGTAATAAAAATGTTGATAATAGTAAAAAGTCAGCACTTGCTGCACTTGGATTATAAGGAGGATAAAATGATTAAATTACCAGTAAATGAACCAAAAATAGCAGACATTACACCAAAAAGCTTTTTGATATGGGGTGAATCAATGTCAGGAAAGACTTATTTAGCAAGAGAATTTGATAGTCCATTAATAATTAATACTGATGGAAATGCTACAAAAGTAAATACTCCATCTGTTGCAATTAAAACCTTTGCAGAGTTTGCAGAAGTTATAGAAGCTCTAAAAACTGAAAAACATACATATAAGACTGTAATTATAGATTTGATAGATGATATTGAAACTATGCTAACAATTCATATATGTGAAGCAGCTAAAGTTGAATCATTAGCTGATATCCCATTTGGAAAAGGCTATGCTAAATTCAATGCAGTATGGAAGAAGTTAATGATTGAATTAACTCAAATGAATATGAATGTTATATTTATATCTCATTCAATAGAAAAATCAGAAAATAATGGGCAAACAATGTATCAAGCTCCTAGCCTAGGACAAAAACCATTGAATGCTTGTATGGGTAGATGTGATTTTTCAATCCAAACTAAAAAGATTGGAAGCAACTATATAAGAATATGCACAAATAAAAGAGAAGCTTACAAAGAAGATGATATAAAAGATAAAAAGATTTTAGCAATTTTAAAAACAGTAAAAGGTGTTTTTGAGATAAAACCAGCTATTAAACAAGTAGCATCAACAAAAAATGAAGATGCAAGCAAGACAACAAATAACACAAATAATATAAATAAAGATGGAGGTAACAAATAATGAGTATAGCAGATATCATGGCAGAATTAGAGGCACAAGATTGGAAAGCAGGAGACAAGGAAACAGATTTTTCTGTAGCCGATGGAGTTTATGAAGGAGTTATAGAAGGACTTGAATACAAGGAAAATGAAAAAGGTACGCAATGGTTTTCATTTACAGTAAATTTAATAAATGAAAATAAAAAGTATTTTGCAAATGTATACTTTAGTGGAAAAATGGCAGCTATGAATTTAAAAAAGTTTATAAATATAATTTATAACTTAACAGGAGAAGCATTAACTTCTTTAGACTTTGCAAATGAAGTAGCATTAGCACAAAGATTAAATGATGATCTTATTGGAAAAGATGTAGTTATAGAGTTAACAACTAAAAAAGAATTCCAAAACTTCAAGTTTATTTTCCAAGAATAATAGGAAAAAAATAAAAGGGAGAGTTCAACTCTCCCTCAATATTCTATGAAAGGAGGATAAATAAATGAGAAGTGATATAGTTGGATTTTATGACTTTGAAGTTTTTATGTGTGATTGGTTAGTTGTCATAATAACTACTCAAGACGAAGAAATAATAATACACAATGATCCTGAACTGTTGAAAAAGACAATGAAAAATATAAATTGCTTAATAGGATTCAACAATCATAACTATGACGATTTGATTTTAGCAGGAATAATATCAAGAAATATGACACCAGGAGAAGTATATAAACTATCTCAAAAAATTATAAATGGTGAGAACACAAGCTTTTATAAAAAAATAGCTAATCAATTGCCAACTTACGATACTAAGCAAGAGCTTCCACCAGGGATAAGTTTAAAAGAAATAGAGAGTAACATGGGTATGAACATTATAGAAACACCAATTTCTTTTAACTTAGATAGAACATTAACAGATACTGAATTAATGGAAGTAATTAAGTATTGTAGACATGACGTAGAGACTACAAAGAAAGTATTTAAATATAGAAAAGATTACTTTGAATCTAAAATCGACATCTGCAAAGAATTTAATTTATCCAAATTAGATTCTAAAAAGACAAGAGCAAACCTTGCAGCTAAAGTTTTACAATGTAATAAATCTAAGTTACCAACACAAGCAAGGTTAAACAAAGATAGAATGTTATTCACTATAACTGATAAGTTAAGAAAAGAGAATGTTCCACAGCCAATTTTAGATTTTTATGATGATATTCAAAAAAGATTTCTGGCCGGTGAAGATTTTAAAGAACTGGAAAAAGAAAGTTTAATATATAACTTATGTGGAGTAGATCATACTTATGCTTTTGGTGGACTGCATGCAGCAAGACCTAATTTATTCTATGAAGGTAACATGCTAATGGTCGATGTTGGAAGTTATTATCCTAGCATGATTATTAATTTTAATTTTATGTCTAGAGCTTCAGAACATCCTGAACTATATAAAAACTTATATGATACTAGAATGGAATACAAAAGAAATAAAGATCCAAAACAACAAATATATAAGATACTTTTAAACTCAACATTTGGAGCTTTAAAATCAGAGTTCAATGATTTATATGATCCTGTTATGAGTAATAATATTTGTATAAATGGGCAACTATTATTAACAGATTTAATAGTATCACTTAAAGATTATTCAAAAATAATCCAAAGTAATACGGATGGAATTTTATTAGCATATGATGATAATGATTTACCAAAAATTATAGAATTATGCAAAGAATGGGAAAATAACTATGGATTAAATTTAGATTATGATTATGCTGTAAAAATAGCTCAAAGAGATGTTAATAATTATATCTTAAAAGTTAAGACAAAAGATGGCTATAAATTAAAAGGAAAAGGATTATTCGCAAACCATAATGGCGGAAGTTTTGATAAAAATAATCTCACAATTATAGATATGGCATTAAAAGCTTACTACATGGATGACATTCCTATTGATAGATTTATATTATCTTTAATAAAAGAAAATAATTTAATGCCTTTTCAGCAAGTAGCCAAAATGGGTGGAACATTTCATCATGTAGAAACAGTTATAAATGGTGAAGCTATTGAACTACAAAAAGTTAATAGAATATTTGCGACTTGGAAAAAAGAGCATGGACCTATTTATAAAGTAAAAATAAAAGATGAAGTTGAGACACGTTCTAAGATTCCAAATTCAGCAGATAGAGTTTATATTCACAATGAAGAAATTGAGAAGCTAGATAAAAGTATTTTAGATTTAGATTATTATAGAAAATTAGTAGAAAAAAACAAATTCACAGATAGAAAGGTGGTATCATGGGAACTAGACCAAAATACATAGAATTAGAACCAGGAACAAGCAAACCCAAGGTATCATTTGATGAATTTGTTTATGATATTTCTAAAATATCTGATGCTGCATTCTTAGTTCCAGAAGATGTTGTAGTAGTCGACTTTGATCATGTCAATGATTTATGGAAAGAAATACTAAATAAATATCCAACCAGAGCAATAAAGACTACTCGTGGAGCTCACTTATACTATAAGATTCCAAATGGATTAAAATTACATAATAATATTAACATCATGACTTACTGTGGTTTAAATGTTGATTATAAGACTGGATTTGGAAAGAAAAAGGCATCAGCTAAGGTAAAGGTCAATGGAGTTCTTAGAACAATTTTAAACGATACACCAGTTGATAATTTATCTATTTTACCTATAGCATTATATCCTATTCCAGCAGCTAAATATAATTTATTTGGATTAGATGATGGTGATGGAAGAAACCAAGCTATGTATAAGCATATAAAAATACTGCAAGATAACAATGTACTTGAAGAAAACATAATAGAACTTGCTGATTTCATAAATAGTAAAGTGTTTAAAACTCCATTAACAGATGATGAATTGAGACCAACAATAGCCTCAGCATTTAAAAAATCAGATAATGAAGAAATAGAATTATATTATTCTGATGAAAAAGGAAATAAGAAATTAGATATATTTGCTGTTGCAGAGTATGTTAAAAAATTATTTCAGTTAAAAATTTATAATGGTAGATTTTATTTTCTTAAAGAAGACAAAGACGGAAAGAAGACATATGTTGGAAATGATGGAACAAATAATATTTTAAGAGAAATATTAGAACAGATGAATTTAAAGTTAAAAAAATCACAGGATAATGAACTTCTGCATCAATTAACTAAAATAGCAGATATCGAACCTAACAATAATAATTATCCAATAAAATTAAACAATGGATTTATATTAGATGGAGCTGACATCTTACATATGGATACAGTATTTACACCATTTAATTTAGATGTAGCTTATGATCCTGATGCAGAATGTAAAGATGTGGATGATTATATTGAATGGTTTTGTAACTATGATAAAAGTTTAATTATGTTATTTGAAGAAATGTTAGGACATATTTTAATGACTTCTAGTTTTCCGCATCATGTATTTTTCTTTGTTGCAAATAGTGGAAAAAATGGAAAATCAACAACATTAAATATGATATCTAATTTTGTTGGAGACTTACATAGTTCAGTAGCTTTGGAAGAATTTGATAGATCTGAAAACTTATTTGCAATAAATGGAAAACTTGTAAACTGTGGAGATGATATAGATGCTTCACTCATAGAAAAGTCAAGAGCAGTTAAAACTCTTGCTGCAGGAAATGAGATACTTTGTAGAGCATTGTATGAAAATCCAATAAAAATGAAATCTGTTGCAACTTTAATTTTTACTTGTAATGAAATGCCAAATTTCAAAGATAAATCTGGTGGAATAGCAAGAAGAGTTATATGTTTTCCTTGTGATGCAGTTGTAAAAACTATAGATATGAAAATAGACCAAAAGTTATCAACACCAGCTGCTAAATCAAGAATACTTAATAGGGGCTTGAATGGAATGAAAAGGATTATAGCTAATGGTGGAGAGCTTACAAAGAGTCAATTGGTTCAAGAACTCACAGATAAATATTTAACAGAATCAGATAATGTTAAATTATTTATTGATGAATATGGAGAAGATTTTATATTACATGATGTCAAAAATAATACTTTTGCCAAAATTTATGTTTGTTACAAAAAATTTTGTGATGAAAGTGGCTATGGTGCATTAAGTAAAAAGAGATTCTCTCATAAATTAGAATCTCTTGGTTTTGAAACATATAAAAGCAATGGTGCTATAAAAATTAGAAAAAAGACACATGGCTGGATTAAAAGTGATAATGAAGATGTAAAGGGATAG